TCAAGTTTAGATGCTAAATCAGCTGTTTTATTTACAAAACCATTTCTATAATTTACACCAAATTGTCTACTTGTTTCTGGATTAAATGCATCAATAAGCTTTTGTCTATCCATAATATAAGGTATGAAAGAGCCAGCAACATCTCCAACAGTTTCATAGCTAGCTTTTTCTGTCATTACTGTGCCAACACCAGGTATTGTAACACCTGAAACTGTTTCTTCTTCTTGCTGTATACCTTTAGCAATATCTTTTTGTGCAGACTGTCTTACGCCTTGATATTGACCAACTCCAGAAAAGTTTTGTAACACTCCGCCTTTAAAAGCTTGATCTATAGCTTGCAATTCTTCTTCACCATACTGTGAAGGGTCAAACTCAAAGTTGTCAAAAGACTTTTGTAATTCTGCTATATTCATGATGTAATTAAACCTTTACGTTTTAAATTTTCAATTATATCAGCTTCAGAAGGTATATTTTGTTGTTTAAGACCTTGCTTATCTAAAGTTTTTATGACCCACTCATTATCTGGAAAGGCTCTCATAATCACATTTGGATCACCACCATACTGTAAATATTCTTCAAATTTTTGTTTCATGACTGTTTCCATTTCAGTTGAAAATTTTTTGTAGTTTTCTTTAATAATATCTCTTGATTTAAATAATGGAAATATCTCTGTTCTTTGTGCAGCTGAAGCAATATCTGACAATGCTAATCTATCACCTGCTTTGTTTGCATGTGCAAGAACATACTTCATTCTTTGTTCCATAATCATTAGAGAGGACAGCGCCTCAACCTGTGATTTGTCACCTCTTTTAATACCATAATTATATCTTACTGCACTTAGTCTATTTTTAACTTTGCTTATGTCTCTGTCATATTGGTCTAGAATAGCTTGTACTTCTTTTTGATCAACAAGAGTTCCTGAGTCTGTTTCGCCTGCAAGCTTGGATAATTCTCTCTTAAATTCTTCGTCACTACCAGAAGTAACATAAGCATTTAAATTATTACCACCTAACATACTTGATAAGCTATCACCTGCTACAGGAACTTGTGATAAAACATCTGTTAAATTTGCTTGCAGTATTTTAAAAGCACCTGACAACCCAATAACATCGTCACCAAACTGATCAGTAATATCACCAAACTGTTTTGAAAAACGCATGGCTTCGTTTGCCATCTTCATAGAATTAAAAGTTTTTGCAATCAAAGTATCATTATATTCTACTTTTCTGTATTGATCTAAATCTGCAGGCAAACCATTAGCATCTGTAAAAGGCTGTAATTGTCTACTGACAATTTGACCCTTCTCATTATAAATTGGGCCGTATTTCATTGGTACTTTTTGAGGGTTTTGATAAACAGTTATACTTCTACGTCCACCAAAAGCATTAGGGTCTTCTACTAAAAAAGTTTGAGGGTTATCAACTTTCATATTTTCTTTTAATGCTTTTGCTTTCGCTGCAGCAGCTTTTTGTCTTAATTCTGCTTGTAATTTAGCCATTTCATGTGCTCTTTTTGCTTCATCCCTATTTGTTTGATAAGCCCTTTCCTCTAATTGTTGAGCAAGACCTAATTGAGCTGCAAATACTTCTTTGTCATTTTGTGCTGTTGTAGCGTCAAATGCTTTTTCATAGTCTAAATAACGTTCAGCCATATATCTATTTTGAGCTTTTTCATTTTGATCAATTGCTAATATATCATCAGCTAACGCAGAAGAAGATCTACCTAACACATCAAAAAAACCTGCCATACCTGATTGTGCTGTTTTTGCACTCATCATTCTCATAGCCCATTTAAAAATAGCTATGTCTCTATAATTATTAGTGCCGTCATCACCAGTCATTTGTTGATACGTTTTTTTATATTCATCAAAAGATTGTTTTTGTCTATCATCTAATTTTTTTTCGTATTCATTAATTAATTTTTGAGATTTTAACATATTGCCAGCTTCTATCTCTTGAGCGGAGGCAATTTCCATTAATGAAGTTTCATTTTCAGAATAATTAGCATTACCTGCAAGACTATTGTCGCCATCGGGATTTACATTGTTTTTAATTAAACCTGTCTCATTTGCACTAGCAAAGTTAGTATCAAGTATTACTTGAGCTTCTGTCACATCAGCTCCTTCTTCTCCAGACATAATTTTTTCATACATTTCAGGTTCAGTTTCTTTTAAAACACTTTCCATAGAAGTTACATCTTTTCTTTCATCAGCTAATTCACCTTCTGCCTGACCATAAACTCTTGCTAAATTTTCAGAGTTTACTAATAGTTGTTTTTGATCGGGTGGCGTGCTTTCAAGATTTTGTTCAGTTGCATCTTTAGTTGAGTCATCAATTATTTGTTCTTCGTCTTCTGGAGTTGGTGGAGATAAACCTAATTCTGATGCTGTTTTTGGTTTACTTGGGTCAAACATTTCCTGACCTTTAGCATTCTCTGGTAACATCATATAACCAGCAGCTATTGGAATTTCTGACAATAAAGGATTTTTTTTCATTACTTCAGGTGTTACTTTACCTGCAAATTTAGTAATACCAGTTTTGCCTGTGCCTTTTACACCTTTGCTAATTAGATATGCTCCTGGTCTTACAAAAGGAAGTTGAGCAGCTGTGTCTAAACCACTTTCTAAAGCTGAAATACCTCTAGCTTTTGCTCCCTCAACATCACCTTCCATAAAATCACTTGCCGCCATAGCTGTATCAGCAACAGTTTTACCACCACTGTAAATAGCACCAGGAACGGAAAGAACTGAAAAAGTTTGACCCAATCTTTTACCAAATGGTGAATCTGCAACTGCTTTACCGGCTCGTCCTGCAAGTTTTGCAGCTGGAGACTGAGCTATTCTGCCTGCAAGTTCAGCACCTCTTTGCATAACTGGTTGTGCTGCCTGTCTTATACCCATGGCATATGGGGATAAATATGGTGCAACTCTAGAACCTAATTGTATAAGATTACCTAAAAAATGTCCTGGCACCTGTTTCGTGGCTATTTGATATTTATGCCTGAACAATTTTCTTTTTAAAGTTTTGCTCATTATTTACTTCCTGATATACCTGTGCCACCAAGAAGGTCAAAAGCTTTATAAGCTCCCACTCCTGCTCCAACAGCTTGAGCAAATGGGTTAACACCCGGTCCTGTACCAGCTGTGACTTGTGAAGCAGCAGTTGGTAAGGCAGTCATAATACCTTTTTGGAATTCAATTCTTTGGAAAGGCTCATAGGCTCTAGCTACTTCTGTTTGTCTTTCAGCAGTCAATGCTCTTTGCGCAATATCTCTTTGTATAGCTCCTGCTTGTAGCTGACTTTGAATATCTCGTTGTTGCATTTGTTGTTGTTGTGTGGCTAGATCAGCAAACCCTCTTGCTTGATTTAATAAAGCTTGTTGTTGAAAACCTTGTTGTTGCTGTGCAGCCCCTAATGCAGCTTGAAATCCCTGTCCTCTAAGTTGACCTATTTGTGATAGTCTACCACGTTCCTGTTCTGCAAGTTGAATACCTTCACGTCCACCACCAAAAGCCCCTGCTTGTATTGCCTGAGCTGCTACTTGTTGATCTCTCATCTGTGCTTGTCTGTTTATTTCATCAATAGTGTAACGTTCATACGGATTAAAAAAAGCCTCTATATCAGGTGCTTGTAAAGCCTGAATACCGGCCTGCTCTAAAGCTTCAGCTCCTTGTTGTAAAGCTGGCAATCCAACACCTGTTGTCCCAGCAATATTAAATCCTTGTTGTTCTAAGGGTGAAGGAGCAGCTGTTTCATATCTAGGAACAGCAATCGGTACTTTAGATAATTCAATGGCTTCATCATACAAAGCTAATTTACGCGCTTCAATTTCAGGAGCCTCTCTTGATATTTGAGTTTGTTTTGCAGGCACTGAAGGAGCAGGTGCGGGTGCACTACCACCACCACCGCCTTTTTTATATTCTCGTAAACCAGTGCATTCATTGATGGTGCCGGAACCACCTGCAAGTTTTAATAACTTAGCCTCGTCTTTATTTATATGTGCAAGTTCTGTATCTCCATCAACGCCTTTACCTGCTAAGTCCTTATACAAAAGGTTTAATAACCAAATTTTTATTTTATTAGGTATAATTTTAAGTAAAAAATTCATAAGTATATCCCGATAATTTCATAGTCATTTTTTGTTTTTTCATAACTTTCATCCAACCTTTTCTTCCAAAACATTCAACTGTATCTAAACCTAAACTTCGTGCATATTCTTTCATAAAATCTTCAATTTGTTTTAAATACCTACAAACTTTAGTGCCGCCTACAAATAAAAAACACAAAACCTCTTTCGCTGGATAATATACTTTCTGTGTAACTACCACAGCTGTGATTTTTTTGTCGTGGGTTATAAGGAACATGGTCATAGTTCCTTGTTTTAAGAGATTGTATGTAGTTTCAAGAGTATGTCGACCATCAGTGTCCTCTAATAAACCCTTTAGCCACCCTTTAACTTTATCCCAAAAAACATCCACACATTCTACACTAACTTGTTTTATCTCCATCGTTTACAATGTCGTAAATTCTTTTTAACTGATCTTGTTGATTATAAAAAAACTTTGCTCCTTTACTTCTCATATCTTTCATATCTTTGGGATCTGCGCCCGTCATAATACCTGCACCTAATATTGCATCAGCTCGAGAAACAAATTCACCATCTGCGAGTTGAGCTAACATAGTATCTTCATCTTTATCTCCGTTACCAGAACCATCTTCTACATAACCCATAGCTCGAACATAATTAGTTGCATCATTTTCATCATGATCTGATTTGCTTGGTAAATAGTTTACACCACCTTCTCTGTATCTAGGAATAGCATCAACTATACCACCTTGAGCTAATTGGTATCTTGGTGTTTGAAAATCATATAAGGCTTGTCGTTGTCCCGCTGGTTCATCCGCATAGACTGCTCTATCTCCAATCCCCTGTAAGTTATCTCTTGCTTTACCATAAGCTTCAGCATAAGCTTCTTCACTATAAGGTGATGCCATCTCCATTTGTTCAGCCATGCTTTTAGGAGGGCTTGCGGCTAAAGAACTTCCTAACTGTCCTGCTGTTGTTCCAATACCTATTGATTGTAATGTTGTTAGGGGTGCTCTAGCTGTTGCCTGAGCCATAGCTGGAGCTACTGCTGTTTTACCTATCATACTTGGACTTAAACCTATGTTTTTTGCTAATTCAGGTGTGATGTTTGCAGCTGCTCCTGAAGCTCCAGTAGCCGTTGTTAATGCACCTGTTCCCCCTGTTGCTCCTGCTGCTCCTGCTGCTCCTCCTAAACCTTGAAAGGCATAACCACCAATACCACCTAGCAGTGCTCCCAAACCAAATGACTTAAAAATATTTCTTCCTGATTCACCTCTTGCGGCCGCTGAAATTGCACCTATCCCACCTCCAATTAAAATAGGCAACATTAATCCTTGTAACATATAAACTCCTAGTCTTTAAAGGTATATTCTACTCTGTATCAGAGGGTTTTTCAACCTCCTCCTTTGTCATCTCATCATATAAACGTCCTGTATACTGAAACTCACCAACATGAGTTATGTAATCAAGTATGTAGCAATATAATTTACCACCAATATTTTTCCATAATCTACAAAAAGCAAAGTCCTCTCCATAATATCTTTTATTTTCTGGATCATAATAAGTGTCAAAAAAAGCATAAAAATGCGGTCTATCTTTAAACTCTCCATCTATAACAGTTTTTTGTACAATATCCATATTTGGATAAGCTTTAATTAATTTATCAAAAACTTGTCTTTGTATTAACATACAGCCAGTAGGTGCATGTGTAACTTCAATAACACCTTCTTTACACTTCACGTTATTTTCATCATCCTCAAGTAATATCGGATATTGATTAATATGAAACTGACAATGTTTAGGGTCTTTAATAAGTCCACCTTTAATTTTTGTAATCAAATTTTCCCATTTAGCTGTTTTGATTGGATAAGGTTGTGAGATAATCTCTTTATTTTTACTCATCATCTTAAATACACTTTCAACATCAAAAGCAATATCAGAGTCAACAAATAAAAGATGTGTATAATCTGTTTGTAAAAAAGCACTTACACATAAATTTCGTCCCTGTGTAACTAATGAGGATTTCATCAATTGAAATGTGACAAGTATATCTCTCTTCATGCATTCTTTTTGTAGTTCAAGCATTGTCTGTGTAAAATGTATAGATACCTCACTGTGAACAGGTGTAGCTACAAAAAGTTTAATTTTAAATTTATCTGTATTTTTTGGTTTTTTTATCCAAATGGGTTTATTGTTTTGCATTTAAAACACCTGTAAGAAAATTAGTCCATTCGTGTGCTTTTTTTTCCCAAGAATAAAATCTTTTTACAAAAGATTGTTGTAGACACAAATGTTTTCTTATCATAGGTTCGTGAAGCGTGTCCCGTGCTACTTTAATAGCCTCTGCAAATTGAAAAGCCAGATTGTTAAAATTTGTTTCATAGTTGATATATATAGGAAACTCTGACCCTGTTTCGTAAATAGCACCATAGTTAGTCACGACACAGTATAAGCCGGCAGCCATAGACTCTAACAAAGAAATACATGACGTTTCTTCCCATATACTTGGATACACATACAAGTGATAATTTGGTAATTTAGTTAATATAAAATTATTTGGTCGATAACCAATATAATTAACATTTTGTAACTTTCTTGCTTGATCATATAACTCTTGGTAATTATGATCATTGTCTTTTTTAAATTCATCTCCGTACACTTCACAACTACTATATACGTCAAGTTCAATATTTTCATCTTCAAGATATTGCATAGCTCCTAACAATACATTTAACCCTCTCCAGGGCGTGTTATGATGTAAAATTCTTAACCTATCACCTTTTTTGTAATTTTTTGCATCTGGAAAACTTGTTACACCATTTTTGATTACATGACACCTGTCAGTTGGTAGATTGAAACTTTTTCTAAATTGTTCATAATTCCAATGTGAGTTGAAAACATACCAATCGTATTTTAAATGATTTTCTTTATTTTGAAACCATGGTGCAATGTTAGGTTGATTTGGAGCATTTTTTTGCCATAAGATATTTACTTTATCTTTAGACAGCGGTGTTTTTTCAGGAACAGATAAACAAATTTGAACACCTTCTAACAACTCTTTTTTAACATTTTTATGTAAAAAATTGTGTTGAAGTTCAGTTCCTCCCAACGGGTTCAATCTGTTCCTCCTTCAATATCCAATTGAGGTACGATAATTGTAACGTCCCTTTGAATTTCTTTTTCTGTTGTTGCTGACATTTTGTCTTGGACGTCAAATTTTGCTTCTTCTTCAGATGCATATATTTTACCAGTCCTTTTGTTAGAAATTTTAGTTTTTGATTCACAATGTATGATCTTAGTCATAGTTAAAATTTACAAGAATAAAAAATAAAATCAACCATTTTCTTGAGAGCGATCTATCAAGGCATAAGATATTATTCCTTGTATTTCATTAGCTGTACCCGCTGTCATTTTTATTATATCGCCTTCTTCTAAGACTAATGTTTGAGAAATAACTTGTCTTGTGGTATTAGCAGCTATGGCTGCACTATCAATTCTAAAGGTAGCTGTTGCACTTGTGTCGGTTACTTGTGTCGCTAAATTTGTTGTGCTTGAGGAACCATTGTGAACCTGTATTTGTTTTACTAAACAACGACCGCTTGTCGGTGACGTTAAAACACTCACCGTATCTGTTGTTGTTAAAGAAAAACCTTGATTTTTATATCGTATTGTCATTAGCTCATAAAAAAGTTAAATGCATCTTGTTCTTTTCTTAAATCATTTTGATATGAAAAATTTAATTGATTGACTAATGTTTCAATACTATAAGCCATTTGTCTTTGATTTTCCATAACATATTCATCACTAAGTTGTGGTATGAGTAAATTTATCTTAGCCAATTTTCCTCGCTTTTTTTAAAGAGTCTTTTGCCTTTTTTGCTATACTAACAACTTGAGTTTTACCCATAACCTTCGCTCTTTGTTCCATTACAGTTAATATTTGTATCTTTCGTGCATAAGGTTTGTTAATTTTTTTTACCTTTGCCACAGTTTTTCTTGCATCAGTCGGCGTAGCAAATTTAATACTTACTGTATCTTTTGGGTTTTCATCAGTATATAATCGTCTACCAGACTGTTTAGGTTTTTTACCTGTTCCAACTTTAGGGTCTTTTTTTTTCATTACTTTGTTTTCTTTTTATATCTAAGTCTTTGGTCTTTTTCAATACCTTCCAAAATCTTCGCTTGTTGTGCGTGTAATTTTGTAGCTTTTTTTAAACCTTTTATAACTTTTTTAAGTCTTGCTGTATAATGCATTTTTACCTCCTTCCATCTGGTTGGACATCAGCACGGAAAGAACCAAAACGCCAACTTTCGTTTATACTTTCATTTTCTATTTTTAAAGCTGCAAAACGTGCTCGTGCTCTTGTGTCAATTTTATTTGTTGATGACGTTATTGTAAAAGGTCCTAAACTTGATGATGTTTCTGTTTCTGCCGGAAAGTCTTTTAATAACAATGATATTTTTGCATTACCATCTATCTTAGCAAAGTCTGGTATAAAACGTCTTATCTTAATAAAAAACTCCCCTTGTGTTCCCTCAAAGTCTAAACTAAAATCACCCGACTCAATAAAGGCAGGAATAGCTGTTCTGCCACCAGCGCTGTCTACTTGATCAGTACCTGTTTCATGTTCATAAAAAGTTGTTGCCCCAGCAGTATTTGTGATACCATTTATAGAAAAATTGGGCACAGCTGTTGAGTTGAATTCAGTTGCATATGGATTGTCAAAAGTAATTTTATCAACGTAAGTTGTTCTTGCTAATGAACTCGTTGTCCACAAACCTTCTCTATAATTTAGTGTCACACATCTATCAATATTTGTAGAACCAAATTTAGGATAGAACCAATTTATCTCTGTGAATAAAGAATTATAACCTGCAAAAATAATTTCATTCTGTTGAAAATTAAACCCTAAATCATCACTTGACTGTGTGGTAAACACAAAGTCCTCAACAGAACATGGTATTTTTCTGACACCACCTCCGTCATAAACAAAAAAACCTCCAGTTCGTCCCATCCAATATACAACACCATCTACATGTACGATTGAATGTTGTGACATAGCCCCACAGTTTGTACCGACCTGTCTAATAGAAAATGTAAAAGGTGGACCTACAAATTGCATAACATATGCTGAGGTATCTGTAACAATAAAAGTAACATCTTTAGCTCGTACAGCTCCTACAATTTTTGATCCAGAGTCTAACTGAAAAGTTCCTGCTGTGTTTGTAGAGGTAGCAGCATATGTCGTTCTGTCCTCTTGATCTGAAAAACGTATAAACATTTTGTCTTGTGATGCAACTGTGCCAATAGTGGTTTCAGTGCCTAAATGAATTAAATGTCTGTCTGTATCTGATACAATAGTTTGCACTGAGGCTGTCGGATTTGAAGTTACAAAAGTTGCTCTTGTAGTCAAAGCATTCGAAGCTGCAGGATTCCATTCAAATGTTCTTCCATTACGAACTGTAGCTATTAGAATTTGACCATAATTATCTAACGACCAATTTCCAGGTTCAAGTACGGTGTCATCTGTGCTACTTGCTTCATTCCAATTTTGACTACCACTCCAAGTACCAGTTCCCCAACCAAAACCCTGTGTCTGTATTAAAGGGCCAATTTCTTCATAAGGTGTAACTGTTGCTGAGCCAGCTGCCGTTATACCAGCTCCAGATTCATTTGCCGACATAGTAATTGTAAAAGTATTTGCAGTTGGAACAGATATTACTTCAAAAGGGTTTGTTGTAAAATCAGCAGTTGTAAATCCAGTTCCTGATCCTGGTAAAGTTACGCTTGAAAAAACGACATACTCTCCAACTTTTAGCTCATGTCCAGTTTTGTTTATTGTGACTGTAGCTGAGCCATTTGTTGTTGTAATAGTACAAGATGTTAAAGCTGTTCCGAGCGGTGAAATATCATAAAAGGCTCCCTCATAATATAAAAACAAACCTTTTGTAGTTCCTATTGCAATGTATTTATTGCCATCTAAGGCAACCCAGTTATGTATTCCTCTCGCCACACCAGGAAGTGTATTAGCTATGGGTTGTGTCCAACCACCAATTTTTTCCGGTTCTCCATAACGAAACCTAACAAAATCACCATCTGTCCATTGATACTCTGCAGTGGTCTTTGTCATTTGTTTGTTAAAACCTGGTTTAAAAGGAATCTTTATTAAAGGCATTTTACCTCGCAGTTACAGGACTTGTTCCATCACCAACAAAGGGATGTTCAGCAAATGCCATATAGACATATGACCTTGATGAATTATTATTAAATCCATTTGTTGACAATAGTTTAAAGCCATTTGATAAAAAATCTAAACCACCAGCAGAACCTTCAATATAATTTCTATTTGGATATAACGTATTGCTACTTGTTCCACTATTGAATGGATTTCTTAAATTATCATACATCACCCAATCTGTTGAGGCGTTGGTATAACATTTAATTATTACTAAAGCAGGTTTAAATCCTGTATAGATAAACGCACCATCCGAACTCCCTTGGTAGCTTCCAAATTTACTAAAACCTTCTACACTATGCCAGCAGTATGCAATATATTCTTGACCACTATTATTGCTCCCATATCCTGAACCCATTAAAGTTATAATTTGATCTGTTGGCTCTGTATCATTCCAAGGAGTAGTTACACCTGTATATCTAGCATTACCTAAATTAAGATATAAAAAATAATTTGCACCTATTTTTTCATGATATACATAATGATTTCCTGTCATTGATCTTGGTTTTAAAATAAACCATTCTGGTTTTTGAGATAATCCATGAGCAATTTTTGCACCGACAGTAGCATTTCCTGTCCAAGTAACAATACTAAATCCAGCATTTTGATTTACTTGAATTACTGATTCTAATGTTGCTCCATTTGATCCATCACTATTAACAGAAGTTGTTCCTCCATTTGCAACCCAATTCCAGCTCGCATAACTTTCACCGCTTGTGTTAACAGATTCAGCATCTTCTATTTGAAAACCACCTTTTAAAAACTTTTGTAGTCCATCAGGAGTTGTAGTTTCTGCTGCATTACCATCAGGGTTCAAATCTATTTGCGGACCTCGTGAACTATCATATAATTGATGTGAGTCAGTAGCATCTCTGTTCTTTATCCACACCAAGCCACTTACACCTTCTGAAGCTTCTGGCAAATTGTCTTGTTGTAAAGCAACAAACCCAGTTGGTGCGGTATGTTGAAAAGACCTTTGACCAAAGTTAGCTGTCCAACCACCCCCATAACCTGCTGCACCATCACCCATACAAAAAGTATAATTAGAATTAGGTAACTGTATTGTTCCTTGACTTACTCTTGACCCATAACTAGAACTTGAACTGTCATATGCGGTTTTAAAAAATTGGACAGTATGATTGTCTAAATCCAAAGCAATACTTATTATATCATTTGTAGTATAAGTTGCATAAGTTATGTCATAATTATTACTAGAATCATAATACACCCGTCCATTATACCCATAATACATATAACCAGCTACACTCTCATCTGAGGTTGTTGGTAGTCTTGTTGTATTTGATGAGTAAGGAACATTAAGTGTTGAGACAACACCAACCTCAGAACGACCCATAGCATTGCAAGTAAACTCTGCATAATATTTACCACTTTTTGGCTTTAGTGTAGAATTGTGATGTCCTCTTTCTGAGTTCCCAGTTACTAATTTTAAATTACCCTCACTTAATGTTCCACCAGTGCCTTGTAATGTCGCAAAGTTTTGAGTTGGGCTATCAGTAGTCTGGTTTGTAGTGGCTAAATTATATACAGTAAAATCATTAGGTGTGCCAGACCTATCACTTGTTTGATAGTCATAACCTAAATTTGCAACAGCATCATTGTTTTGAAAAGTTAATCTAAATCCATTTGTGCCATAAGTAATACCACTTAATGCTTTGGGCACCCAGCGTCCACTTGAGGTGTCGGTAACACCAAAGGTTGAAGGTGTTAGTGCTGAACCATCTACATTATTAAATTCAGCTAGGTATCCATCAAAATAATTTGACGAATAAGTTCTTTTACCAATCATGTGTTCTTGTCCAGCATTCCATTGTAAATTATCATTATCACCAGGATATTTAGCTGTGCTTTGAAAAGATGTTACAAGGTCACCATCAATATAAAGTTTTGCTTTTTCACTATCAGCACCTGATGTTGCAGTTGAATCAACTGCTAAAAGCAGATGATACCATTTTGAAGTATCCTCAAAACTTCTGCTGGTTCTTAAATAAAGGTCATCTGAGCCACTTGTTTTAGCCTCTACATTTACTGTATTATCTGATTCTATTGATATTTGTAATCTATTACTAGAGGAAGCACCAGTGCTTGTAATAAAATTTTGACCACCAAGTATAGTTCTTTTAAACCAGACAGAAATAGTAAATTTTTTTCTATTACCATCACTTGAAAATGTTTTACTTAAATAATCATTATCAGAAGCCTCAAATAAACAACTATTAGTAATCGTACCACTATCGGTAAAAGGCACAAACTTACCAACACGTTGTCCGCCGCCGTTACCCTCGTAAAGTATTGGAAAGAATTGTTCTTTGCCATTTGGTATTGTTGGTGTTGCCATATTAACTCCCTAAATTCTTTGTACAGATTGCCTTAAAACCTGTTGGTACACTATATTTAAAATTACCTATCCCACCAGCATCACTGTTTCCACCAGCAGTTTTATTTCCAGCAAATGTCCCTTCTTGTCCAAAATTAAGATAAGCCGAACCTGAACTAGAACTTAACTGAAAACCAAGAATAATATCATTTGTGGATAAACTAAATGTAGTAGTTACTGTTGGGTTAGCTCCTGTTGAAGGGTTACCATCATTTCCTGCATCAGCCGCATAATATGTTCCATTTACACCTAGAAAAACTTTGTCATTATCTACATCAAAAGCACAATTTAAAATATCACCAGCATTTTGATTACCAATTCCAAAACTTACTGTAGCACTATTGCTATTGTAAACAACATTATCTTGAAAACCAAATCCTTGTGATGTGGACAAAGCACCAAAACCATAACCTCCTGTTATACTTCCTTCTTGACCAACTATACATATTCCAATACCATCATATCTACCACCTAGATAATATTCAAAATACCACTTACCTGATTGTGGTAAATTAACTGTGGCTGCTTTATGATCAAATTGACCACTTGTTCCTGTTGCTTGTAAATTTCCATTTGCTAAAGTTACAGAATTTATACCACTTGAATCTGCATAAATAGGATTAATAACTGCAAAATTATTGGTAGGTGAGTCACTAACTTGGTCATGATCAAGAAGAGCAGTTGTTGCAAAATTATTTTGATTGCCAGAACTGTCATTTCCAAAACCCACATCATTTTTAAATACAGTAGAACCATTGGTAGTGTTTGAATGAATCAAGGCTAAAGTATCCCCATCTGCTGTATATTCTGTTGTTGTGGGTGTAAATGATGAAGTAAATCTAGCTACCGAGGATATTCTAATTTCATCCATATAACCATCAAATTCATTTGTTGATGGTGAAAACGCACCGATTTCAACTTTATGTTGCGAACTACTCCCACCAGATATTGTTCCACTACCTATTGAAGTGCCATCAATATAAACTGTAGTTGTGTTATTTGTTTCCCTTACAACTGCAAGATGATACCAAGTATTTATAGAAGGACTCCAAGAAACAGTAAAATTTATACCACCATTATTTAATCTAACCTTAATACCACTTCCTGTTACATATTCAATTCCAATAAAAGTATTGTTTTGCCAAAATATTCTTTGAGTAATACTTACAGTATCAAATCTTATATAGGCTTCCATTGTCCAAGGATTACCATCTGCACCAAAGTCATACCAATTTGATGAACCACCTACTTCTAGTAAATCACCATTACCATCAAATAATATTGAAGAACTTCCTATTTTAGCTTGTGCAGTTGAGTGCTGTATATTACCTAATGCTGTTATTGCATTTGTTGGTCCAGCAAATTGACCTTTAATATGGAAACCATTAGTCCCAAATGTCAAGCCACTTAGATTTTTGGGTATCCAAATGCCAGAACTGTTAAATTCACCAAAACTATTGCATGTTGTTGAAGTACCATCTAACAGAACTATCTCTGCCATATACCCATCAAAATCATAACTGCTTTGGTTTCCCAAACCTATACCAATTGCATGAGCATGATTACCATTTATTGAATATGCAGTATCAAATGCCATATCACTACTATCAGCAAAATCAGTAACACGTTCACCATTTACATATATTATTTGTCTTTCACTACCTACAGGATTTGTAGTATCTACAGATAAGACTATATGATACCAAGACGCAGTATCCCTAAAAACTTGAGTTGTTCGCCTTAAATTAGTTGAATACCCTGACCAATTAAGTGTGTCATCAGCCTGAAATCTAAATATACCCATACCCACATTAGTATTATTACCATCAAAAGCAGTAAAAAGATATTGACGACTACCCAACTTTCCTCGTTTAACCCAACAACTAAATGTCCATGTTTTTTGATTACCAGCACTAGATGGAGTTCTATCCATATGAGCATTAGCAGTAGAATCAAACCTAATTGATTGATCAATATTATGAACGGCAGAAGTGCTTAAACGGTTAGCTGGAATTATAAAAGGCATTTAGAAATCCTCCAGCTTTGGAAACTCTCCTAAAGGTCTTGTCATATCTGGATTTTTTTCCGTTCCAGTGTTGGTATATTCAAAAAGAGCTTCTAAAGCATCCACATCACTTGCATTATCAATTTGTTTTTGCATTGCATTACATTTTGTTCTTACTGCTGCTCTAAATTTTGCTATATTTGTTGGTAGAGTGTAATCAGACACTTCGCTACCTTTAATAACATACCAATCAGTATCATTCAAAATATTACGAGTTATATCATTTATTTGTGCTTTTTTTATTGTCTTAAGACCCTGAGAGACAATTTTATTACCCTCTTCATCTAAAAGGTTTTTTCCATCTTTGTCTTTAACTTCTACATCAACTAAACTATGTGGAGTAGCTTTGCCCCAAGTCATTTTTACAACTTTGTTTTTATCATCCACAGTATAAGTATGCGTGGTGTTTTTATGGTATTCTTGATTTTTATAGTTTGTTCTGTCTTGTTGTACAGAGTATATACCTATTTCTGCTAGTTCTGATTTACTCCATTTTGAGAATACACCACTTGAATATTGATAATCACCAATTTTAAAAGCTTGTGCCCCGTTAAAAATTTTTATAACCTGTCCATTTTTTACTTGTGCCCACATAATTTTTCCTAACTGAGTGTTAAATTTAAATTTCTTCCTACTTCTAGAAACTTTGAACCATTATAATAGAATACAAAAAGATCACCTTTTGCAGCAGTGGTGGTTAATGTTGGAGCTGTGTCTCCAGTAAATTCAAATACTGCATTAAATGTTGGTTCACGAGTTCCTGTTCCATCCTGAATTATTAAGAGTGATACAAACTGTCCTGTTGAACCATTTGTAGGTGCAGCAAAAGTTCTATTTCCACCTAAAGTTACCTTTGCAACTGGTGTTGCTTGCACATCCCAATTTATTGTTGCACCATCTGTTAGTGTGGCTTCTGGAAAATAAGCCGCATCGTTAAATTTAAACTTACCATTACCTTTAGCAGTAAAAGCTAAACCTACATTTGTATCACCACCAGTAACTGCTAGTCCTACATCATTACCTGTAGCTGCGTTTGTAATTTCTAATTCATTTACAGCACTGGCTGTTTCTTGAAATATTATTTGTTCGTTTCCGTTTGAATCGGCAATAAAACCAGCATCCGCAAATTTAGGCTTAGTTAAAGTTACAGCACTGACACCACCACCAACAATTGTGCCTGAATTTGTTATTGTGCCTGAAAAGGTTTTGTTAGATAAAGTATCTGTTGATGCTGTTGTAACAATTCCTGTATCAACAATGTTTGTTCCATCTGAATATAAAACTCTTTTTGTTTTGTCAGCTGCTGCAAAAGTGTATCCAGTACCACTTACAGTTTTAAATTGAACTGTATATGCACCTGAAGTCTCGTTTGATATTATATAAACTTTTTCAATACTATTTGGAATAGTTACAATTTGGTTACCTGTTATTGTTCCTGACAATTTAATAACTGCATTTCTAGCATTAGATATTGTTGCATCTGACATTGCTAATGCAGTAGTTTGTGCGCCGCCTGCAATGGAAACATCTTGAAATCCTGCAATGGCTTGTTCAAATAATTCAAAATTATTATTTGTTTTTGTGCCCCAGGTTCCAGAATTAGTGCCTGTGACCTGAAGTTCAATACCTAAACTGTTTGTGTATGAAACCATAATTATCCTTTCAATGTATTATAAGCGACTTACGCAGCTTTATCAACCTCTGTCCACGTTGAAGTTGAACCTGTGTTTACTTCTGCCCAGCCTGTTACAGCAACACTTCCTACACTAGCTGTAACATTAAAACCTGTTATTATTATTGGTGAACTTATTACATCATCTGCATTTCCTAGTGTAATACTTAAACTTAATCCAGTTAACGCTACTTCTTGTCCGGGTGTTGCTGAAAAAGATCCGAAAGATAAAGTGCTACTTAGTCCAGTAAGTGCAACATTTGCATCACCTGTGATTGAAGGAGTGCCTACAGAGGAAGTTAAAGGGAGGCTTACGGCTTCTCCTACACTAGCTAATTCAGCATTACCAACAGCAGATGTAAGTGTAAGACCACTTAACGTTACGTCAGAATCAGCGTTTTCTCCCCAGTTACCTTGTCCCCAAGTATACGAGCCCCAAGTGCTAGACATTTTAACCTAGCTAATTCTTATAATTGCAGCTGATGTGGTGAATGCAGGAAACTGAATGGTAAACGTTCCAGAAGTTGCTTGCTTATCAGTACCAAAATCTAAAACAGCTACAGCAGGATCACCTGTCGCAG